AAACGATTCAACGAGGCCTTCATTCTCATCGAAATCAACAGTATCGGGCTTCAGGTTGCAGACATTCTCCACAATGAATTGGCCTATGAGAACCTTATCAAGGTTCGAAATGCTAAAGGTAAAGCCGGGCAGCAGGTCACTCCAGGTTTCACTAAGCAGATGCAGTTTGGTCTAAAGACCTCAGTACAGACAAAGAAGATTGGTTGTGCGAACCTCAAATCTCTTATCGAGAACGACAAACTAATAGTAAATGACGAAGACACGATTATGGAACTAACTACCTTCTCAGCCAGCAAAGCTTCTTTTGCGGCCGAAGAAGGTAACAATGACGACCTTGTTATGACGCTGGTGAATTTTGGCTGGCTTTCAGCACAGAAATACTTCAAAGAGAGTGTCAATTCTGACATTCGCAGAACGCTACAAGAAGAACAACTGAGTATCATGGACAACGATATCGTACCTTTCGGTGCTATATCTGGCTATCAAGGATCAGCAGCGGAAGAATCTGAACTGATAGATGGTGACCTCTGGGTGACCGATAGGTCTAAGTTTACCATGGAGAACATGGAATTTGAGACCCTTTCGAACAAGCACAGACTGTAAATTGCTGTTTTTCTAAATAAACCAGAGAAAAGTAATCTTTTCATATAAAGGAGAAATACGATGGCATATCAATTGTCACCAGGTGTTAATGTTTCAGAAATTGACCTATCTACAATCATTCCAGCAGTAGGTTCTACTCAAGCCGGTTTCGTAGGTACGTTCAGTTGGGGGCCAGCAGATGTTATTATGAACATCTCAGATGAAATTGGTCTCGCCAGCACATTCGGTACACCAACCGCAAATACTTACGAATCATTCTTTACGGCCGCTAACTTCCTTGCTTATGGTAATAGCCTAAGACTTCTACGTTCTGTAGGCGCAACATCAAACAATGCGGTGTCTGCAAACAGTGGAATACAGATTAAGAATAGAGACGCTTACGAATCTACATATTTGAATGTTAAGTCAAATGCAAACACATATGGTATGTTTGCGGCTAAGTATCCAGGTGCTCTTGGAAACAGCTTGAAGGTTGCAGTTTGTGCTACAACAGCTGGTTTTGCCACATATAACTACGCTTCTCAATATAACAGCGCACCAGGCACATCTACATATGTATCAGGCGTTAGCGGTTCAAATGATGAAATGCACATCACAGTTGTTGACGAAGACGGTGTAATTACAGGTACAGCAAATACAATTCTTGAAAAGTTTGGGTATATATCAAAAGCTTCTGATGCTAAGAATGATGACGGTTCTTCAAACTACTTTGTAAACGTACTGAATGACCAGTCTAAGTATGTGTATGCCATGAATAATAGTGACAATGCTTCTTGGGGTAATACGGCACCAAACACAACATTCGCATCAGCAAGTTCTACATATACATCATCACTAGCTAATGGTACAGATGTTTCTCCTTCAGATGGAAACCTACAGACAGGATATGATTTCTTTAAGAATTCTGATTCAGTAGATATCTCTCTAATCTTGACAGGCAGCTCTTCAAATGTTGTTTCTAAGTATGTTGTAGATAATATTGCAGAGACTCGTAGAGACTGTGTGGTCTTCATCTCACCTAAATCAACAGACGTTGTTAATAAGAGTGGTAGTGAAGTAACAAACATCAGCGCAACAAGAAACGGTTTCAACGCTTCTTCTTATGCCTTTATGGATAACAACTGGAAGTATCAGTTCGACAAGTACAACAATGTCTATCGTTGGGTACCTTTGAACGGTGATATTGCAGGCCTCTGTGTTCGCACAGACTTTGAGCGCGATCCTTGGTTCTCACCGGCTGGTTACAACCGTGGGCAAATCAAAAACGTCACAAAGCTTGCATGGAATCCAACAAAGAGCAATCGCGATGACCTATACAAGATTGGTGTCAACTCTGTCGTAAGTTTCCAAGGTGATGGAACAATCCTTTATGGCGATAAGACAATGCTTACGAAGCCATCAGCTTTCGACCGCATCAATGTACGTCGTCTATTCATCGTTCTTGAGAAGGCCATTGCAAGAGCATCCAAGTATTCACTATTCGAATTCAATGATGAGTTTACCCGCGCACAGTTCATATCACTAGTACAACCATATCTTCGTGATGTACAGGGTCGTCGTGGTATCTTTGATTTCCGTGTCGTGTGTGATACTTCAAATAATACTCCTGAAGTGATCGATAGAAATGAATTTGTAGGTGACATCTATATCAAGCCTGCAAGAAGCATCAACTTCATTCAATTGAACTTTGTTGCTGTTCGCACTGGTGTGAACTTCGAGACTATTGTTGGTCGTTTCTAATACAAACATAAATAGAGATAAGGAGTAATATCAAATGGCTTTCAATGTCCAACAGTTTAGATCACAGCTAACAGGTGACGGCGCACGCCCAAACCTGTTTCAGTGTACACTAACTTTTCCTACACTAGCTTCTTCAGGTGGTGCAACATCACCTGGAGGCGTTCAAGATAACGTAAACCTAACCGAGAAGTTTACGTTCATGGCAAGAGCAGCACAGCTACCAGGTTCTACTGTAAATCAAATTCCAGTTAACTACTTTGGCCGTGAACTCAAGTTTTCAGGCAACAGAACTTTCCCAGAGTGGACAGTAACCATCATCAACGATGAAGACTTCCGCCTTCGTAACGCATTCGAAAAGTGGATGCACGGTTTGAACTCTCATGTAACTAATACACGAGGCGCTTCATTCCAGAACTCACTTGATTATCAGCAAGATGCTGTAGTTACTCAGTTTGGTAAGGCCGGTAACATCATCAAGCAGTATCAGCTTGTAGGTATGTTCCCAATCGACGTATCACCAATCGAACTAGATTGGGGTTCTAATGATACCATCGAAGAGTATGCAGTAACCTTCGCTTATCAGTGGTGGGAAAGCAATACGACTGAGACTTCATTCAGAAATATCTAACATACATAAGATAGTAGGGAGGATTCTCTCCCTACTACTTTTCTCGGAGTAGTTTATTAATGGCAACCTTATTTGGTTTTGAGATCAGCCGTAAAAAAAATCAAGTACAACAAGACGAGCAAAGTAAGACATTTGCTGTACCTCAGAATGATGATGGTGCAGTTACCATTCAGTCAGGTTCCTATTATGGCACCTATGTAGACCTTGATGGTGTTGTTCGTAACGAGATTGAACTTATCACTCGTTATCGCGAAATGTCTATGCAGCCTGAGCTTGAAACTGCTATTGATGAAATCGTCAACGAAGCTATCGTCAACGATGAAAACGGTAAAGGTGTCGAGTTAAACACTGATGATCTAAAACAACCAGAGCAAATTAAAAAGAAGATCAGAGATGAGTTTGAGTTTATTCTCAAACTTCTCGACTTTGGTAATATGGGCCATGACCTATTCCGCCGTTGGTATATCGACGGGCGATTGTTCTATCACATCGTTATCGATGATAAGAGACCGACACTTGGTATCAAAGAAGTAAGATATATCGATCCACGCAGAATCCGTAAAATTCGTGAGATTCAAAAGACCCGTGATCCAGTAAGTGGTATGGATATCATCAAGCGTCAGAATGAATACTATCTATATAACGAACGCGGTGTTGTCGGCGCTCACTCTAACTTGGGCGCTAAGATTGCCGTTGATGCTATCGTAAATGTCAATTCAGGGCTTATGGATGCTAAGAGAGCGATGGTTCTTTCTTACCTACATAAGGCCATCAAGCCACTCAACCAGCTAAGAATGGTTGAAGACGCAACCGTTATCTACCGTCTCTCTCGCGCACCTGAGCGCCGTGTGTTCTATGTTGACGTTGGTAATATGCCAACCATCAAAGCTGAACAGTATCTAAAAGATATCATGACCAAGTATCGCAATAAGCTGGTTTATGACTCAAGTACAGGTGAAATCAAAGACGACCGTAAGCACCTTTCTATGCTTGAAGATTTCTGGTTGCCTCGCCGCGAAGGTTCGAAAGGTACAGAAATCACCACTCTTGCTGGCGGTATGAATCTTGGTGAACTAGAAGACGTTAAGTATTTTGAAAAGAAGCTCTACAAGTCTCTTGGTGTTCCTACTTCAAGACTAGAATCACAGCAAGGGTTTTCACTTGGCCGTTCTACAGAAGTAACCAGAGATGAGCTAAAGTTCAATAAGTTCATTCAGAGACTTCGCAACAAGTTCTCTATTCTATTTGATGACCTTCTTCGTGTACAGCTAGTACTCAAGCGCATTTGTACCGAAGAAGAGTGGAAAGAATTCAAAGAAGACGTATGGTATGACTTTAAGAAAGACAACAACTTCCAAGAACTAAAAGAAGCTGAGTTGATGACTAATCGTCTCACTCTCCTTCAGGTGGTTGATCCTTATGTTGGGCGTTATTACTCGATGGAGTGGGTTCGTAAGAATGTTCTTCAGCAATCAGATGATGATATTCTTGAGATTAACGAACAGATTGCCAAAGAGCAAGCATCGGCTGCACCTACAGGGCCGGTTGATGCTATGGGCAACCCAATCGATCCTAATGCACTACCACCTACAACCGCTCAGGCCGCCGCAGCTGGTGGGCCACCTCAAATGAACCAAATGCCTGCTGGTGCACCTCAAGCAAAACAACTAGCACCACCAGATGGTTCAGTTCCATTACAAGAAGAACAACCTCCATCTAAGTTTGAACTTCAAGAAAATGAATTGGAATTTGCATAATGTTGAAGAAGTTTAACGAGTATCTCAGTGAAGATTTAGGTGGTGCTCTAATAGAACCAACATCTGATGCGTCTGCACAGGCTAAGAAGCTTGGTTTGCAGTATGTTGGATTTGGTCGCTACGAAGATCCAAAGACACAGCAGATTACACATATCGTACAGAACGAAAGATTAGTTCCATTTAGCAAGGCTGTCAAGAGCAATACATTCAAGGCGGCCAGTAAAGATGACTACGGTACATATACTAAACAGAAGATGCCTGAAATTGAGCAGATGCAGAACTATCTGGTCGATTACTATAAGCCAGAGAAGTTTACAGAGCAAGAACTAGCAGCGGTCGAAGACTATACGGCCGAGAGCTTCTATGATATTAATCAGAAGCTATACTCACTACCAACTGGTATCAAGGCTAAAGAGATTCAACCAGAAACAGAATATGATACTACACCACAAGAGATTGCTAACCTAGATACCGCACTCGATAAGATGAAGACACCGGTAGAGTTTCTGAGCTATGTTGGATTAGGCACTAAGTATGATATCACCAACTTTATTCCTGGCAAGACATTCTCATTCAAAGGTTATCGTTCAACGACAATCAATCCTAATATTGCATTGAACTATAACAGCCGAGTCAACAAAGACCTTCAGAGAAAACAGACAGTCATGCTACAGATTCGTATACCTAAAGGTTCAAAAGGTTTGTTTGCAGAAGACTTCTCTGCTAATCCTGGTGAGTCTGAGTTTTTGCTACCAAGAGGATCGAAGGTAAAAGTGGTTGGTGGCCCAAACAAGCTAGTTGGCAGCAATGCTTACACCGGTGATGCTGGGCTTGAAGTGCTTTACTTTGATTGTATCCTCGTTAAATAAATATACCTAGTCACTAAAAGGAGCAGTAAAATGCAAATCCAAGAAGCTATCAAAAACATCCGCGAGAAGAAGTTAGAGCAGATGAAAGAAAACTTCAATTCGGCTATCACATCTAAGGCTGTGGAAAAGCTAGAAGAGAAGAAGATTGAAATTGCTAAGAACTACTTTGGGCAAAAGTAATAGATCATGAAAAAGATTGGACGAATCAGAGAAGATTACGACATCATCACCGAAAAAGATGATTCCGATACACGCAAGCTAACATCGCTTGTTCGTGCTGGTTTGTTCGATCAAAATAAACTACCAATGCTTAAACGTGCATTGCAAAAAGATCCATCTAAGCTAACAATGGCAGAACGTAAAGGTCTGCTTGAGCTATTGGATTCTCTTATGTCGCAAGTACTACACTCACAATCTGTTTACTCAAAGGTCAAACAGAATGTTGGTACCGATATGAATGAGGCTGTAAAAGACCACTATGGTGTAGACCCTCGTTTTGGTAATTCTGCGGCCGTATCTGAGCGAGATATGCCAACCATCATTATCTTGAAGCGTAAGTCTATTCGTGTATATCCTGACAATCAGAAAGTTGGCCTTTATTATTCACAGTATCTAGACCGCTATGTTGCTATTCCTTTTGGTATGTCTAAAAAGAATGCACCATTCACAGCTATCAATGAAGAACTAGATGAAGCTGTTAATTGGCACGCAGCAGCACAAGATTACTTCAAAGATAATCCTGAAGATTCTGATAAAAAGACAAAAGAAAAACTCAACATTCATCCATCTCAATTTGAAGATGATGAAGATAGAGCAAAGCACATCGAAAAGTTAAAGAAGTTTGTTACACAGAAAGCTGCTCAAGGTAAAATTAGATCAATTCACTATTCTGGTGTCACATCAAAATATTTGGGTGGTGATGCAGAAAAGAGAAGCTTGAAGAAAACTGCTAATAAAGAGTTCAACAAATCATCTAGCTTTATGGATTATGCAGCAGGCCATACAGGTGTTGCAGTAGGTAATGCTGTTCGTAAGGTCGCTCATGGTTTAAGAGATAAGATTAGAGCTATTAGAAATAAGCCAGTTGGTGATGCGAAGTATGCAAATGCACCAAAGATACCTAAGATAGAAGAACCTAAGAAAGAAGTACCAGCACCTGCTCAAGAACCAAAGAAGTCAGGATTTAACATGAAGTTAAAAGATGTTAAACCGCCTAAAGTGCAAGAACCATCACAGGCACCAAAAACTCCTGTAACTTCTACATCAGGTAAAGCAACTGCCAGTTTTGGAGGTTCTATGTCTTCTCCTATTACAGCAAGAGTTTTAGCACCAGCTCAACAAACATCAACAACTCCTAAAGTAAAGCAAACACCTTCAAAACCAGAATCTAATAAAGAAAATTTGAGACCAATTCAACAGGCTCTAAAGAAAAAATGGCGCCCGTCTAAGCGTCGTGAAGAAGTTAATATCAAAGAATCATTTAGACGAAAGGTTGCTGAAAAGCGAAAGATTGAAGAAGTATCTCTTGGAGATGTGGCAGATACGGCCGCCGACATTGCAGTACCTTTCTACAGCGCAGCTAAAAATCTAAAACAAGGTAATTATGGTAAAGCTGCGGTTGATGCCGCTATCGATGTTGGTGCTGGTCTCGCTACACCATTTACAGCTGGTGCATCGTGGGCCGCCCGCATGGGAGCAAAAAGTGCTATTAAGGCTGGCGAAAAAATTGCCGCTCATGGTGCTGAAACTGCGGCCGCCAAGGGTATAGAAAGAGGTGCGGTTAAGGCTGGTGAAAAAGCAGGTGAGCAAGCTGTAGTAAAAGATACTGAAAAGGCTGTTGCTAAACCAGCAAGCGTTGCTTCCAAAGTTGGTGGTACACTTGCTAAAGGTGCTGGCAAAACATTGAAGCTTGGTGGTAAAATTCTCAAAGGCGCAGCATTAATTGGTGCTGGGCTTGCAGCAGGTGCTGGTTCATCATCAGCCAACGACGATAAGAAAGAGTTATCACCAGCTAAATTTGGTATGAACGTCAAAACAAACAAACCAGAAGCTGCTGGTACCAAGACAGGTGTTGATACAAGAACATCAAATCTATACAGAAAGTCTTTTGAAGGTTCTATGAAAGAAGAGACGGCTAAAGATGATGAAGATAAGACTAAAACTTCAACACCTCGTCGTTTTTTAAAACCGGCCGCAGCTTCTAATAGTAAAGTTAAAATCAGCGCACCTAAACCAGCTGGTGTAACCACTGGTGTTGATGCTCGTATGCGTAAGTATGAGCGTGACTTCTACGGGCAACAAAACGAAAGTGTAATGTCACAGATTATGACCATGGTCAATGAAGATGTGACGGAAATGCAACTAAATATAGGTGAAAACACCTTGAAGATAAATAATACAATAGCTAAGAAAGTTGTTGGTGTCTACGAGTCGCTGAACACCGAAAACAAGAAGAAGATGGAAGATATGCTCAATGAGGGTACAACCGAATCTTTCATGAAGCTCATCAATTTCGCAGTAAGGCAATAAAAAATGGCAAATGTAATCAGAGAACAGAGACTTATTGATAATCAAAAGAGAACCCTTGTCAAGTATGTGGCCACTCTTGATACGGCCGCAGCCAATACTATTTTGCTCGATACATCTTCTCTTAGATTCTCTCTCAATACTAGTGGTCAGGTCATGACCGCCAATACCAATATCAAAGGTAACTATAGAACAACTATCAAGCGCATCTATGGGCAAGCCAAGGCCAACGCATACTTTAAAATTTTGTGGCAAGGTTCAAATACAGCCGATATCATCACCATCAATACAGGAAACTTCGACTATAGTTTTGATTCTATGGGTGATGGTGCGGTTATTGCTAATCCAGAAACAACCAGTAACGGTAACATTCTTCTAAATGTTGTTACACCATCTTCAGCAGATACTCTCACACTATTCATCGACCTTCGTAAAGATAACAGAGACTATGACGCCGGGCAGACAGCAGACCCTGTAGCATTCAATAGAGGGCCAGCAGCTCCATGAAGCTAGTAGAAGCAATCGATAGTAAGAACTTCGAATCTGCAAATGATCTTCTTGCTGAAAAATTTCATAGTATTATGGAACGCAAGATGTTTGAAGTTAAGAAAATGGTTGCAGCAGAGATGTGTGGGCAAGGTTCAGGTTTTGCTCGCACCAAGAATGAAAAGCTAGTAGACCAAGATGTACTAGAAGAAGAACCTAGTACAGGCGAAGAGAGTTCAATGGCTCGTTCTGAGCTAGCCTCTATTGCAAAAAATGCCAAATCTATTATGGCTAAAGTTAAAGGCAATAAAGAGCTTGAAGCCTGGACACAATCAAAGATAACGAAGGCCGCTGACTATATGACTTCTGTATCTGACTATATGGATAGTGAAAAGTTAGATGAAGCTCGTGTTAATATTATCAAGGCTCGTATTCGTGGTGGTAAAATTCAACGCCGTAAGAGAGTATCAAACGTACCTGGGTTTACTCTTCGCGGTGGTAAGCTTACTCGTATGTCCGCTTCTGAGCGTAGACGCCGCAAGCTAGGTGCAAGAGTGGCCGCTAGAAAATCCAAACAGAAGCATTCACAGATTCAGCGCAAGCGTAAACTGTCGCTAGTAAAAAGATCAAGATTAGGAATATAAGATGAAGCTTATAGCAGAAGAAGTACTAAACGTACAGTATCTCGTTGAAGAAAAGAACGGCAAGAAAGAACACTTCATCAGTGGTATCTTTATGCAGGCCGAAAAGAAGAACCGCAATGGGCGTGTGTACCCTTTCGATATCCTAAATAAAGAAGTAAGTCGTTACAACAACGAGTATGTCAATAAGAACAGAGCTTTTGGTGAACTAGGGCATCCAGATTCACCAACTATCAACTTGGATCGTGTGTCTCACATGATTACGAGCCTACACCCAGATGGTAATAACATCATGGGCAAAGCAAAGATACTAGATACTCCAAATGGTAAGATTGTGAAGAGCCTACTAGATGGCGGAGCCAGTTTAGGTGTGTCAACAAGAGGCGTAGGGTCTCTAAAGCCACACAATGGTTATCAACTTGTTCAAGACGATTTCCACCTTGCTACAGCGGCAGACATTGTAGCAGACCCATCAGCACCTGAAGCTTTCGTAAGAGGCATCATGGAGGGTAAAGAATGGATTCTTGATGGCACAGGTTGGAAAGAAGTCGATTACTACAGAGCTAAGAAACTGATTACCGAAGCTAGTAGGGCCGAGATTGAAGAGGTTAGTTTGAAGGTATTTTCAAATTTCCTCTCAAAACTTTAAGTATTATAAATAGAAGATATAAAGGAGTATTCTAATATGGGTAAGTCACTTACTGAAACAGCAAAAGCGATTCTGATGAAAGAAGGTGTTGTACCTTCTGTCAGTTCATCTGGTAATAATCCAGATCGTGATACAAACGCATCAAATCCAAATATGGCCACTTTGCGCCCAGGTTCAATGGGTCCAGAAGGTCGTTTCTCTACACCAGGTTCTACACCGCCAGTTGGTGGTGCAAGCGTAACCGTTGAGCAACCAATGGCACCAGGCGCTGGTGAAAATGTTGGCGCAAAGGTTTCTGCTGGTCAGAAGAAAGATACAACAATCAAGGGCGCCGGTAATGCTGGTGAGAAGTCTAAGAAAAAGGCCGAAGTTATGGAAGAAGATGCTGAGACTGAAGGTGAAGTAGTTGCTGAAGGTACACTTGACGAACAGATCGAAGCTTACATCGAACAGCTTGTTGCTGAAGGGCATGATGAAGACACAATCATGGAAGCTATCGAACACTATTTCGGTGAAGCACTCGATGAAGAAACAGATCCAGGTTTCGTAGCCGAAGAAGAAGAGACATATCAGGTAGATATGTCTGAGCATATCGAAGCTCTCTTTGCTGGCGAAGAACTTTCAGAAGAATTCAAAGAAAAGGCTACAGCAATCTTCGAAGCTGCTGTATCACAGAAGATCCAAGAAGAAATTGCCGCTCTTGAAGAAGCATATGCTGAAACACTAGAAGAGCATATCGAACAGATTCAGGAAGAACTTTCTTCCAACGTAGACGACTACCTCAACTATGTTGTTGAGCAGTGGGTATCAGAAAACGAAGTTGCTATCGAAGCTGGTCTTCGCTCTGAACTAACAGAAGATTTCATCTCTGGCCTACGCAACCTATTTGCAGAACACTACATTGACATTCCTGAAGACAAGGTGTCTGTAGTAGAAGAAATGGGTTCAAAGGTTTCCGAGCTTGAAGAGAAACTCAATGAAGAGATCGAGCGCAACGTACAGCTTACAAAGTATCTCAATGAGTCAAAGCATAACGAGATCGTTGCAGAGCTATGCGAAGGGTTGACTTCAACTCAAGCTGCAAAGCTAAGATCACTTTCTGAAGGGCTAGAATTCACCAGCGTGAATGAGTTTGCCCAGAAGGTAAATATTCTAAGAGAAAACTATTTTGCTGATGGTGTTAACTCTACCAATTCACCACTAGATAAGGCAGAAGTAGTAACAGACGGCTCAGGCATGATTGCTGAAGAACTTCAGGGTCCAATGGCTGCATACGTCAGAACTCTTGGCAAGAAACTTCCTAACTAATAGGATTGTATAAATACTAATACAACAGTAAGATTTTAAGGAGAAAATTCAAATGTATCTTACAGAACAACTAGAAGCCAAGTGGTCACCAGTTCTTGACCACGAAGGCCTTGCAAAAATTAAAGACCCATACCGTCGTGCAGTTACTGCCATCATTCTTGAGAACCAAGAAAAGGCGATGGCTGAAGAAGGCCGTATGCTTAACGAATCTGCGCCAACCAACTCTGGTTTTGGCGCAGCAGGCGGCAACGCTGTAGCAGGATATGATCCAATCTTGATCTCTCTTGTTCGTCGTGCGCTTCCTAACCTAATCGCATACGATATCTGCGGCGTTCAGCCAATGAACGGCCCAACAGGGCTTATCTTCGCAATGCGTTCACGTTATAAGACACAGGCTGGCACAGAAGCTCTCTTCAACGAAGCTAATACTGCATTCTCTGGCACAAACGCCGGTGGTGTTGGTGGTAACGTATCTACTGGTTATGCTAACACAAACCCTGTATATGACCTTGCAACTGCTGGTTCTATCGGTGTTGGTTCTGGCATGACTACAGCTATTGCCGAAGCTCTTGGTGACGGCACCAGCGGTAACGCATTTGCTGAAATGGCCTTCTCAATCGATAAGGTTACAGTAACTGCAAAGAGCCGCGCTCTAAAGGCTGAGTACACAATGGAACTTGCTCAGGACCTTAAGGCTGTTCACGGTCTTGATGCTGAGACAGAACTTGCTAACATCCTTTCAACAGAAATCCTAGCCGAAATCAACCGTGAAGTTGTTCGTACCATCTACCGTTCAGCAACTGCTGGCGCTGCATTTGGCACAACAACTGCTGGTACTTTCGACCTTGACACCGACTCAAACGGTCGTTGGTCTGTTGAAAAGTTCAAGGGCCTTGTATTCCAGATCGAGCGTGAAGCTAACGCAATCGCCCGTGCAACCCGTCGTGGCAAGGGTAATACCCTTATCGTTTCTTCTGACGTTGCATCTGCTCTTGCAATGGCTGGCGTTCTTGATTACACCCCAGCACTTCAGGCTAACCTACAGGTAGACGATACTGGCAACACCTTTGCTGGTACTCTTCATGGCCGCATCAAGGTATACATCGATCCTTACTTCGGTGGTTCTTCAAACGGTGACGAACTCTGCACAGTTGGTTATAAGGGTACTTCTCCTTATGATGCTGGCTTGTTCTACTGCCCATACGTTCCTCTTCAGATGGTTCGTGCTATTGGTCAAGACAGCTTCCAGCCAAAGATCGGCTTCAAGACTCGTTACGGCATGGTAGCTAACCCATTCGCAACAACAAACGGTGACGGTGTTGTTGGTGAGCGTAATACTGCTGGTAACACCAACATTTACTACCGCATCTTCCGCGTTCGTAACCTAACCTAAAAGAGTTAGGGTTAGCGGAAAGAAACTAGGCGGGGGAAACCCCGCCTTTTTTTGTTATAAATACCCTAGAGAGGGCCCATGTCAAACGAATCACTTCTAACATTGATACCTGAAAACACAAGTATGCTTCAATCTACGAAGTTCACTTTTATGTTTCCAAATCTTCCTTTTCTTAGATTCTTCTGCCAGACCGTAGAGATACCATCTGTATCAACTTCTGGCGTTGAAGTGGTTACACCATTTGTCAGTACATACAGACACGGCGTCCAGATGAAGTTTGAAGAGCTAACCATCAATGCTATCATTGATGAAGAACTAAAGGTGTGGGAAGAAACATACAATTGGATTCGTGCGTTGACAAGGCCTACAGACTTTGCGGAGTATGTGAAGAGAATTACCAATAACGGGCAAATCTATCACGATGCTATTCTGACTATCAATACCAATGCTAACATACCTAATGTTCGTATTCTATTCAAAGACTGCCATCCAATAGCTCTAGGTTCTGTTCGCTTCAACACAGCAGAAAACGCAGATACCATCCTCACCGCAGACATCACCTTTAGATACGATTATTTTGAGTTAGAACGCCTTTAATGGTTGACAGGAACTAATTCTTCCTCTATAATTGATTACATTTTCATTATGGAGGAGTTATGAAAGCACCTGTCAACATTGACGATCTGATGGAAGAATGGTCGGCCGACTCTAAGGTTGATGAGACTGAACCTGGTCGCGAACTAGCCAAGATATCTTCCCTTCATTCAAAATATCTCAGAGTACTCACCCATCATAGCTTAGTCTGTAAGAAATTACAGAACGAATATCTTCGTACAAAGAAGGTTAAGTGGGAGTACTACAGTGGTGATCTCAACAATCCAGAAGACCTTGAGACCTACAATCTACCACCTCTGATGAAAAAAATACTTCGTCAGGACATACCTATATACCTTGATTCAGATAATGATTTGAATACGCTTCTGATGAAGAAGTCTTTACATCAAGAGATCGTTGACTTCTGTGGGTCTGTATTGAAAGAGTTGAACAACAGAACCTTCCAGTTGAACAATCTCATAAAGTGGGAAATGTTTACAAGTGGCGGATAAGATTATCATATCAAACAAAGATGAAGTCTTTGTCAGAGTTTCTTGCTCAGAAGGTGCAGCGCAAGAGATACGAGAGTACTTCACATTTCAGGTACCCGGATATCAGTTTACACCACAGTATAAGGCCAAACTTTGGGATGGCAAGATTCGTTTGTTCGATTCGAGAACAAGACAAATCTATCGTGGGCTTGTACCTAACATAATCAAATTCTGTGAAGAACGAGACTATGATTGGGAGTATGATAATGAACTCTATGATGAAGAACTCTCACTCGCTGAGGCCGAACAGTTTATCAAATCTCTCAACATACCATTAGAACCTAGAGACTATCAGATAGACGCATTCGTTCATGCTATCCGTTCTCGTCGTGCTTTGCTTCTTTCACCTACAGCATCTGGTAAATCACTCATCATCTATCTAATCGTGAGGTATTTGAATGCGAGAAAAACTCTTATTATTGTGCCAACTATCTCTCTTGTTTCTCAGCTTGCTTCTGATTTTGCCGACTATGGTTTTGATTCAGATGTTCACATTCATCGTATATTTGGAGGGCAAGATAAATTCACAGATAGACCAATCACCATCTCGACTTGGCAGAGCCTATACACGTTACCTAAGGGATATTTTGAAGACTTTGACGTAATCATTGGTGACGAGGCCCATCTATTCAAAGCTAAGTCTCTTGCTGAGATTATGACAGCACTCGTCAACGCAAAGTATCGCATCGGTACGACAGGTACTCTTGATGGTACAAAGACACATAAGCTGGTGCTAGAAGGTTTGTTTGGTCCAGTTCGAAAGGTCATAACCACAAAAGAACTTATGGATAACAAAGTTGTGGCTGACTTCCACATCAAGTGCTTACTTCTTAAGCATCCAGATTCTATATGTCAAGCTGCTAAAAACTTTTCGTATCAGCAAGAGATTGAGTATCTGGTACTGAACGAAAGACGAAACCAGTTCATCACCAATCTGGCCTTATCACTTGAAGGTAACACACTCATACTCTATCAGTACGTTGATAAGCATGGTAAAATTCTCCATGAGATGATAAATAAGAAAGCTGATGGGCGTAAGATTTTCTTCGTCTCTGGTGAAGTTGATGGTGATGCTCGTGAAGACATTAGACGAATTGTTGAAACTGAAACCGATGCAATCATTGTCGCATCGTTTGGTACTTTTTCTACTGGGATCAACATTAGGAATCTTCACAATATTATATTTGCTTCACCGTCTAAGTCTCGTGTACGCAACCTGCAATCTATAGGTCGTGGGCTTAGAAAGTCTGAAACCAAAGACTCCGCAGTTCTATTTGATATAGCCGATGACCTGAGGTATAAGAAGCATGATAACTTCACCTTGAAACATTTTGCAGAGCGCATCAAGATATACTCTGAAGAAAAGTTCAAATTCAAAATCTACAAGATCGAGCTAAAAGGATAAGTCATAATGGAAAATTCAGTGCAGTTCGTCCGTCTGAATACAGGTGAAGACCTTGTCTCGGAAGTATCTGAGATCGAAAATGATGATAATAAGTTCTATGTACTTCATAATCCTATGAAGATCATCTATCAGATGAATATGAAAGGTGGTGGACTCACCATCTCTCTTATGCAATGGGTCTTTGCTCGTATCTGCGAAGACCAAAACTTCATGTTATATCCTAACGATGTTGTCACCATGAACAAACCATCTGATGGATTAGAAGATTACTACTGGGAAACTGTAGAACATTTCACCAAGATGAAAGATAACTTGGCCAAGAAAACATCGTTTGACAACGATGTTAAAGACGAGTCCGATTATCTCGGTGAACTACAAGAGATATTGACCACCTTCAGTTCAATCAACAAGAAGATATTACACTAACGTATCCAACCAATCCAATGATTCATATCATCGGGTACATAGAGACTATATCACTCTGTCAACCCCATGTCAAGAGGTAAGTGAATGGAAAAACCTAAAAAAGTAAAAATACATTATGTAGACAATAAGAAATTCTTCGAAGAGATTGTGGCCTACCGAGAAAAACTTCATATAGCTAGAGCCGCTGGGCTTGAAGACCCTCGTATTCCAAACTATATTGGTGAGTGTATCTACAAGATTGCTACCAAACTATCAACCAAACCTTGCTTCATGAACTACTCTTACCGTGAAGAGATGGTGTCAGATGGTATTGAGAACTGTATCCTTTACTTCAAAGACTATGATCCTTCTATTGGGCAAAACCCATTTGCCTATTTCACTCAGGTCATATACTATGCTTTCTTGAGGCGTATAGGTAAAGAAGAAAAGAATCGATATGCAATGTACAAACACTTCCAAGAAAACATCATCAATCAGCATGACACAAATTTGTTGAGAGATAGTGATGATAACCACTTGCTTCCTGCCCAGATGTATGATAATATAAACGACTTCATGAGCAGATTTGAAAAGAAGGAAGAAGCGAAGAAGTTGAAGCGCAAACAGGCCAAAGAAGGGCTGAATCAATTTTATGAGGAATGACAATGAAAGACGATCTACCAGCAGGGCTACCTTTTCAGGTTACTGACCTTATCCAGAACATGTTGAACAAGCAAGACGGGCATCATATTCGGAACAACTATCGAATGAGACTAGATGCTATCCGTGAAGCATGTAATATATCCATCAAGAAGTTCGATAGCGAAATGTCCTCGCCATTCAGAAGGTCGAAATGAAAGTAGCACTTATCACGGACACCCATTGGGGAATCAGAAATGATTCTCCAGTTTTCTACGATTACTTCAAGCGTTCTCTCGAACAGTTCTTCAAGGTAATCGATGAGCAAAGCATCACTCATGTCATTCATCTTGGTGACTTGTTTGACCGTCGTAAGTATCTAAACTTTCAAACGGCCATGCGTTGTCGTATCGACTTCCTCGAACCACTATACGAGAGAGGTATCATTACGCATATCATTGCCGGTAATCATGACGAGTACTTTAAGAATACCCATGTCGTCAATGCTCTTGATGAAATCGTTGCCAACCGATATTACATGATTAAGACATACACTACCCCCGAACTAATCAACCTAGATGGCACTCTCATTCAACTTCTACCTTGGATTACGGAGTCTAATTATGACGAATCAATGGATGCCATTAACAACTCACCGGCTGAAATCCTTATGGGCCACCTCGAACTCAATGGGTTCGAAATGTTTCGTGGGACTGTTAGCGATCACGGTATGGATGCTCGTGTTTTGGGTCGGTATGATCGTGTTTACAGTGGGCATTATCATCATCGTTCCGTTAGTGGCAATATTACTTATCTTGGAGCTTTTGCTGAATATACTTGGTCTGACTATAGTGACCCCAGAGGGTTCTCTGTGTTCGATACGGAAACTAGAGAAGTAACCTTCTATCAGAATCCACACAACATCTTCATGATGCTTGCCTATGATGATGTGAAGCATCCTGATATCATGGAGAAGATTGCAGAGAGAGACTATAGTGTATATGCAGGTTGCTATGTCAAGGTAGTCTGTGTCAACAAGACTAATCCTTATGCCTTTGATATGATGCTCGACAAGCTATACAAGGTAGGCCCACTAGATATCTCCGTACTAGAAGATATCTCCGCTTTCAAAGACAATGAAGAAGAAGCTGAGATTGACCAAGCACAAGACACACAATCGATATTAGATACTTACATTTCAGGCTTGACATTGCCTGTAGATAATGATACTATGAAAACCTTCATGCGTGATATCTACACGGAAGCATTGTCAGTGGAGCATATATGATTGTATTCTCAGTGATCCGTTGGAAGAACTTTCTTTCAACGGGTAATATCTTTACCGAAATCAAACTTGATGAGCCTTCAAACGCTCTTATCATCGGGGAGAATGGTGCTGGAAAGTCCACGATCCTCGATGCTTTGACATTTGCTTTGTTTGGTAAAGCATTCCGTAAGATCAATAAGCCAGGGTTAGTCAACTCTGTCAATGAGAAGAACTGTGTTGTTGAGATTGAGTTTGCAACAAACGGTAAGAAGTATAAAGTCATTCGTGGTATCAAGCCAAATGTGTTTGAGATCCATTGTGATGGTGTGCTTCTGAATCAAGACTCGGCCTCAAGAGACTATCAAGAACACCTTGAGAAGTTCATTCTGAAGATGAACTATAAGTCCTTCACTCAAATTGTTATCCTTGGTACTGCATCGTTTACTCCTTTCATGCAAATGTCACCGGCTGATCGTCGCACGGTAATTGAAGACTTGTTAGATATTCAAATCTTCTCGGTGATGAATGTGATTGCTAAACAGCGCCTAGTTAGCAACAAAGAATTGCTGGAGAAAAATCGCATCGAACTGGCAGGCGCGGAAGATAAGAAGGTCTACATTGAAAAGACGATTGCCTCCCTCAAACAAAACAATGAAGAAAAGAAGGCGTCACTACAACAATCTTTGGTCGGCCACGAAGAGTCCCTTGACCACACGAAAACAGTCATTGATGAACTCGAATATGAGAGGGACACTATCCTCAACCAGATCACCGAACATTCTTCCCTCAAGGAAAGACACCGTAAGCTTATTGCATATCAATCGAAAATGGAAACCAATCTTTCCAGACACAACAAAGACAAGTCTTTCTACTGCGACAACGACAACTGCCCAACCTGTAGACAACCAATAGCTTCAGACTTCAAAGACGGTATCGTTAAAGAAACTGAAGAGAAGATTGTTGAGCTTGATGATGGGCTTACTAAGATAACAGAAGAGATTGATGCCTGTATCACCAAAATAACTGAGATTGAACATCTCTTGAAAAAGGTTGATAACATTCGCAATCTTATCACAGGGCAAAAATCTAAAGTGTCAACTATTGTTTCTATGATAAATGAGATTGAAGATCAGATTGAACAGCTAGGGCAGGCTGATAAACTGTTGCAGGACAACCAAAACGAACTTGCGGTGTTGCAGGTGTTTCTCGATTTTCTAAACAGTGAACGGGCCAGATTACTCATAGATAGGAAGCTGATTGATACAGCAGTTACTTTGCTGAAAGATGGTGGCATCAAGACCAAGATCATCAAGCAATACCTGCCTATCATCAACAAGCTAATCAACAAGTATCTATCTCAGATGGGTTTCTTCGTCAACTTCAATATCAATGAGTCCTTCGAAGAGACAATCAAGAGCCGCTATCGTGATGAGTTTTCTTATCATAACTTCTCTGAAGGTGAAAAGATGCGTATTGACCTGGCCTTGCTATTCACATGGCGTTCGATTGCTAAGATGCGTAACTCGGTAAACACCAATCTTCTTATCCTTGATGAAGTGTTTGATGGTTCACTTGACGGTAACGGTACAGATGAGTTCCTCAAGATCATGTGGTCTATGATTGGTGATACGAATACCTTTGTTATCTCACACAAGACTGATGCCTTGTTTGATAAGTTTCAGAAGGTATACAGGTTTGAAAAAAGAAAGAATTTCTCTTGCCTTGTGGCGTAAGTTCTGCTATGATCCATGACAATCAAAACTTAGGGCAAATCATGACGGATGAAGTTGAAACAGAAGTTGAAGTGAAGGACCCTGATCTTGAACGCCAATGGAATGAATGGCTCGCTAAGAATGATCCAGCTACCTTTGAAGCTGTTAATGATGATATCCTGCGTGATACTGTTATTAATGATCTGACTAATGTTTCGAAGATGACCGTTGAGGAGTACACATTGTTCCAGAAATGGTGTGAAATTCATGAGCGGTATCCTGTTCGTACAGTTTCTACTTTGTTTGGTGAAGAAATTCAGATGGTCGATAAAGACCAAGAGATGTTCATCAAGCAAATCAAGGCCAACATCTGGTCACCTAAGGATGTTGATGACTATATGAACCTTCAGCCTGAGTTGATCTATACTAAGGATGCTGAACTGTCTGAAACCTGGAATGCTATTCGTACATTCACTTCGACCATGAAAAACAATTCTAACATTGGTCGAAACCTGAATTACATTGTCATCGATAGGGCCAGCGGCAAGTATCTCGGTGTTATGTGTATCTCTTCAGACTTCCTTGACTTGACACCTCGTGACCAGTATATCGGTTGGGATCGTGTGAACAAGACACAAGGGCATATGATTAACTATACGGCCATTGGTTCTACGATTGTGCCGATGCAGCCTCTTGGTTATAACTATGTTGGCGGCAAGCTTCTCGCATTGCTTTGCCTTTCTGATGAAGTGCAGTATCAGTGGAAGAAGCAATATGGTGATACTCTCATTGGTGTGACAACCACATCTTTGTATGGTAAGAACAAGCTGAATGGTTTGTCTCAGTATGATAATCTCAAGCATTGGAAGAAGATGGGTTTCTCTTCTGGTTCTGTGTCATATGAAACCACGAAGCCGACTGTGAACATGATCCGTGATTGGTTGAAGAAGAACCATACACGCAAGTATTTCGAATGGTATCAGGCCAAGAAGCAGTCTGGGCAACCTTACAAGCGCGACCACAAGAACCGTTCGTATAACTTCACATACTCGAAAATAAATATCCCAAAAGACCTGATTCGTTCAGAACATCAGCGTGGTATCTATTTTGCGCCACTATATACAAATAGCACCGAATTTCTGTGTGGAAAGATTGAAGAAAATAAACTTGAAAAATCTTTCGATACTTCGTATGAAGCACTTGCCAATCTCTGGAAAACCAAGTATGCTTCCAAGAGAATACGGTCATTGAAGGAACAGAGTCGTGTCTCTACCGAAACTTTGTTCTACGATGATCTGATCTACTTGTCATGGGAAGATACCAAAGCTAAGTATCTCGCTCAAGTAGGTCGATGAAAGATTCTAGGTTCTTAAATTAAAGGCCTAGATGATAAGCTGTTACACTTTAGTACAGCAAAATATGGAGAACTAGACTATGCACACAATGATAACAAGTAAAGATAACCATCTGTATGATGGTAATGTAAACCAAGAACTTCCTAAAATTGCAGGTGCGACTTATGTTGGAAGAAAGTGGGTTCTTTTTAAGAACATACATTTCACACCAACTTCTAACCCATGGCGAGTTTCTGGCGATGATCTAGCTCATATTCTAGAAGTTAAGTCTAGTCTTGAATATGGTATCGATTTCAAAGCCGACTTGCCGATATTATATGTACTTCCTTCTCCTAAAATAGATTCTAAAGGTGATGTGCAGGCCTATGGTTTGAATGCCGGTAATCATAGGTTAAAAGCTCTTGTAGCCTTAGGCTATGAAGGATATTGGTTTGATATCATCAAGGTCGGTGAAGAAGGATTTGGAGTTTTAAGAACTCTTACCGTCGTCAGTTGTAGAGAGAATACTAGTTTACCTAAAAAGAGGGCTGACAATGATGATATCATTTCAGCAGTCACCGATGTGGTAAATAATAATCAGGTTAAGAATGATCTCTCTGCTATAAGAGAATATGTTGAAGAATGTTGCCCAACATTCTCTAAGACAAGAGTAACTACAATTGCCAAAGCGGTTGGCGCAAGAACTTTTTCAACAAACGACAAGTTTGTAAATTGGAATGGATATCTTAATCTAGAAGATACCATCAAGAAAAATTTCGATAGGGCTTCACATGGTACTTTAGACACGAAGAGAGATGAATATGGTTTCACCATGCTTGACGGCGGATATCATATTAAAGGTATGTACCATGTTATGTCTAAGTTTTATGATGATCGTAGGTCTTCATATATCATTGGTCATGTAAGAAATCCTGACAGCGAAGGATCTCTGGTCAAAAACAGGCTATCGTTTTTGAAGAACCTTGAAAATTTCGAAGAAATGTTGTTGACTATTTTTGAGTACTATGAAGAGAATAGAAAATTTCCTTGGTATGTTGAAGGGTTTCTTCCTCAAAATACAGGAAATGAAATCGATGCTATCAACAACGGTGAAATCTTAAAGTTCACAATCAAAGAACTTGAAAAGAATAAGGCCAAAATCGATGCCGATAGATTGAGTAAGAAACTTGGTGTCTCAACAACAAATGTTCTTCCAATCAAAGAAGACGAAGACTGCGACGCTTGATTTCCTTACATAGATAGCCTACAATATAGAAGGTCGGGAGCAATTCCGACCTTCTTTCGTTATGTAACAAACTCTGTTACAAACATCTGGTTGACATACCCGCCAAATCCTCTATAATATACATATGTTGAAGAGAGGTTCTAGGAATGACGGTAATCGCAAGCCAATCCAAATCAGTGTTAGCCAAGCTGTTGGCTACGGAAAACATCACCATGCAAAAACTGGCTGGCGCTCAGACTGCATGGTTTGACGTTAAGAACCGCGTCCTCACTTTGCCTATCTGGCAAGGTATCTCAGATGACCTTGAAGACATGCTGGTCGTACATGAGGTCGGCCATGCTCTTGATACTCCCTGCGATGGCTGGACGAATGCCATCAAAGATATCGCCACTAAGATATATGGCACGACCAGCAAACAGAACCAGATGGCTGTCAAAGGTTTCCTCAATGTGATCGAGGATGCCCGTATTGATAAGCGTCAGAAGCGTCGTTATCCTGGCGCTCGCCGCAATTACATTGTCGGCTACAAAGAACTCATGGACCGTGATTTCTTCGGCACTGCAAACAAGGATATCAATTCTTACTCCTTCATCGACCGTGTTAACATCTACTTCAAAGGTGGTGTTGCGCTCGGTGTCAAGTTCTCTCCTGAAGAAAATGCCTTCGTAAAGCGTATCGATGCGGCCGAGACCTTCAAAGAGGTCGTCAAGATTACCGAAGAAGTCTTTGCATATGCCAAGCTTCGCGGTGAAGAAGACCAAAAGATCCAGATGGAAGCCGTTCGTTCTGGTGATGGTGACCAAGATGAGGGTGAAGACTTCGGCGATGATTTCGATGAATTTGAAGATGATGATGAAGAAAGCGAAGGTTCGAAAGGTTATCAAGGCGAAGGTGATATCTCGGCCTCTGATGACCAGACCGATGATGAAGAAGACGGCGAAGGTGATGACCAAGACCAGACCTCAAACGGCGCTGGTTCGAGTGACTTCATTCCTGAGTCCAAGACTGAGAAAGCTTGGGAACAAAAGCAGAGTGAACTGGTCGCAAACGGTACCACAAAGTACCAGTATGTTGGTGTGCCTAAGCCTGTCGTTTCCAAGATTGTCGATGACTACAAGGTCTTCCTCAAAGAAAACTTCAATTATTATAATGGGCATAATTCAGCCGACAGAAATTGGTTCCCTACAATTCAAGCTGAGGTGACCAAGTTCCGCACCGAAGAAAACGCATCAATCTCCTTCATGGTGAAAGAGTTTGAAATGAAGAAGTCTGCGGATATTTTCTCGCGGATTTCGATTGCAAAAACTGGTGTACTTGATACGAATAAGATCCATTCTTACAAGTATAACGAAGACATCTTTCGTCGTCAGGCCGTTGTGCCTACTGGCAAGAACCATGGCTTCGTGATGATCCTTGACTGGTCTGGTTCGATGCACAGTTCTCTGAGAGATACCATCAAGCAGCTTATCAGCTTGACCTCTTTCTGTAAGCGTACACAGATTCCTTTTGAAGTCTACACTTTCCGCGATCATACTGTATCGAAAGGTTCTTCTTGGGAAATGCTTCGAGGCGATCTTCAGTTTGAAAATCTCACCATGCGGAATATCCTTTCGTCTCGCATGAATGTCACAGAACTGAATAATGCTTATAACCTACTTTGGGCCATGTCGAAGTCTGGTTCTCACATGGAACCTATGGGTGGTACACCGCTCAACGGTGCTATCGTTGTGACCGAGCAACTGGTCAACCAGTTCAAGGCTCGTAGCAAGGTGCAGATTGTGAATGTGATCTTTCTGACCGATGGTGGTTCGAACACCATCAAAGGTGTCACAGGTACAGATATCGGTAACCGCTGGACTGGTGATACCAAATATATCATCCAAGACAAGGTGATGAAGAAAGATTACTATCTCACAGATCATATCTATAGTTCTGCCAATGAGATTACAATCAACCTTCTCAAGATACTCAAGGATCGTACTGGTTGCAACCTGATTGGCTTCTATCTGCATGACAGAAGTTCCAACCGTGTTGTCCATGAATTCTACGGCTATGCTATCGAAGAAAAGTTTCGTGCTGCAATGGTGAAATCTTGGAATGAAAACAAGTTTATTCCTGTGACCAACCATGGTTATGATGATTACTACATCATCAATACTCCGGCCATGAAAGATACGGAAAACAAGCTTGAAGTCAACAGTACCATGACAAAAGCAAAGATTGCTAAGGAATTTATGAAGTTTTCTGAAAAGAAAGCTGTCAACCGTATTCTCCTGAAGCGGTTCATCGATAAGATCACCTCGGACAAGAAGCGGGTGGCTTGACAAAGCCACCCTACTCCTCTATAATACTCCTATGATGATGAGAAAGACAGGAAAGACAGATGCCTAAGATCACTGACCGTTCGCAGTTCATTGAAGCCGCCCGTAATGCTTACGGAAACATTGACTCCATCACTCGCCCAATGGTGATTGAGCTTTGTGAATCACGCAACCTTGATTATCCGAATTGGCTGGTCAATGATAAGCAATACCGCATTGCTCGCGGTGTTTACAGTATCGCTTCTTTTGGTACTGCAAAGCCGGTAACCAAGCAGGCGCCGCCTGCACCCGTGATGCCTGAGATGGCGGTTGCTATGGCAGCCGCAGCGGTTCAGTTGAATGTGTCTGCGCCTGTTGACCTTGTGCCTGCTAAGGCCTCTGGCTATGTACCTTTCGGTAACTTTGCAGATGTTCGTACCATCGTGAAGTCCAACAAATTCTATCCCATGTATATCACTGGTCTGTCCGGCAACGGCAAGACCATGATGGTAGAGCAAGTCTGCGCCGCTGAAAAGCGTGAAATGGTCCGTGTCAATATCACCATCGAAACCGACGAAGATGACCTGATCGGCGGCTTCCGCCTGATCGATGGTCGTACCGTCTGGCAGAATGGTCCTGTTGTTGTGGCTATGGAACGTGGTGCAGTCCTGCTCCTCGATGAAGTTGACCTTGGCTCTAACAAGCTTATGTGTCTCCAGCCTGTCCTTGAAGGCAAGCCGATCTATCTCAAAAAGATCAACAAGGTTATCACCCCTGTTGCTGGCTTCAATGTGATTGCTACCGCAAACACCAAGGGCAAGGGTTCAGATGATGGGCGCTTCATTGGCACCAACGTGATGAACGAAGCCTTTCTTGAGCGTTTCTCCATCACCATGGAACAAGAATATCCTGCTCAGAAGGTAGAGCAAAAGATCCTGAACAATGTGCTTGGTGCTAACGGTATTGAAGATACTGGCTTCACCGATAAGCTTGTGCAGTGGGCCGACGTAATCCGCAAGTCTTTCTATGAAGGTGCTGTGAGTGAGATTATCTCCACTCGCCGTCTCGTCCACATCTGCGAAGCCTTCGTGATCTTTGGGCAAAAGCGCGACAAGGCTATTGAGCTTTGCCTGAACCGCTTCGACGTTGATACCAAGACTGGTTTCATGGACCTCTACAAGAAGCTGGACGAGACGATCAATCCTCTTGATCCTGCTCAACAGATGAACGAACTCAAGAAGGCCGCAGAGGTTGCCTTCTGAGTTAAACTCCGCTATACTCCATCAAGGTGTTTCAGCCACTCACCTTGATGGACTTTTTTATCTAGTGGCTTATATTATGGAGAAAATGAATGTCTCAGTTGTCTAAGGTTGCAAAGCATCTTCGTCGTAACTCTACCGGGCCAGGCGTCACTGCTGCTAAGTTGGCCAAGCTTGCCGGTGTTTCGAAGGAGAGCGTTTACAAGCGCATCTACGACCTTCGCACTATTGAAGGTAAGGCTATCTACAGCAACTTCCGCATGGTCAAGGGCCAGCGCAAGATGTTTTATCGCATTGCTGCCTAAAATTTTCAGGTAGCCTCAGAAAGGGACGCTATATAATAGTGGCGTCCCTTTTTTGTCATAACTGGAGTGGTCATTATGGAACTATCAATCAATGTTGAAGAATTAAGAAAGAACAAGCTATTCATTGCAACACCTATGTATGGTGGGCAGTGCAATGGGCTTTACATGAAAGCCTGCCTTGACCTTCAGGGTATCTGTCAGCAATACGGTATTGAAGTTAGGTTTTCGTTTCTGTTCAATGAAAGCTTGATTACTCGCGCACGAAACTATCTTGTCGATGAGTTTATCCGCTCTGGCTATACTCATCTTCTCTTCATCGACTCAGACATCCTTTTCAATCCTCAAGACGTTCTCGCTCTCCTTGCTCTCGACAAGGATGTGATTGGCGGCCCGTATCCGAAGAAGTCTATCAACTGGCGTAACGTATTTGCTGGTGCAAAGCGTGTGCTTGAAGATCCAAACTTTGACATCACCAAGTTCAATCCTGGTGAGCTTGAAGGTTTGACTGGTGATTATGTGTTCAATCCTGTTCCTGGTACAACCACGTTCCGCGTGAGTGAGCCGCTTGAGGTCATGGAGATTGGCACTGGTTATATGCTCGTCAAGCGAGCCGTCTTCGACAAGTTCAGAGATGAGTATCCGCATTTGAACTATAAGCCTGACCATGTTGGGCAACAGAACTTCGACGGCTCAAGGTACATTCATGCTTACTTTGATACCGTTATCGATCCCGACTCTCACCGTTATCTGTCTGAAGACTATATGTTCTGTCAGTACTGGCGTGCGATTGGTGGTAACATCTGGCTCTGCCCTTGGATGCAGACACAGCATGTTGGCACTTACGCCTTCCAAGGTAACATGCCCAAGATTGCAGAGTTAACAGGAAACCTCTAAACATGTTGATCGGCGTAGTTGGATTCGCCGGCTCAGGTAAGGGAACGATTGGTGATGTCTTAATTAGAGATTACCAATTCGTTCGCCTTTCTTTTGCTGATGCACTGAAAGATGCTGTCTCGGTTATCTTTGGCTGGGATAGGCAAATGCTTGAAGGTGATACCAAAGAAAGCCGTGACTGGCGTGAGAAGGTTGATCCTTGGTGGTCTGACAAATTTGGTTATCAGGTAACACCTCGTCTGATGATGCAGAAGATGGGCACTGAGGCCGGGCGCCAAGTCTTTGATGATGAAATCTGGATTCATACTGTAGCAAAGCGATTGAAAGATCACAAGCATGTGGTTATTCCTGATGTTCGATTTCCAAATGAGATTGACTTCATTCGCAAGAGTGGTGGATACATCGTGCAAGTAAACCGAGGTAAAGCACCGAAGTGGTATGATGTAGCCGTGCAGGCTAACAAAGAACAGAATACCGACCTCATGGTAAACTATCCGATCCATTATTCAGAATGGGCATGGGTTGGCTATCATCGTGACTACACTATCGAAAACAATGGAAGTTTGGTGATGTTAGAATCTGATCTTCTTCACATGATGAAGGTCTTTACAGGGCCAACAAACTCTGATATAATCAAATCTGTAGCTTGAAACTAAGGAGTCTATATTATGAAGATGAATGAACGTACTCTAACTGTCTTGAAGAACTTCGCCAGTATCAACTCTGGTGTTGTCCTTCGCCCAGGTCTTATTCAAAAGACCGTATCTCCTGAAAGCACAATCCTTGTTGAGGCACATCTTGAAGATGACTTCACTGAGACTTTCGGCATCTATGACTTGAATCAGTTCCTCGGCAATGTCACGACCTTGAATAGCCCTGAATTGAGCTTCACTTCACAGTCTGTCATTATGAAAGATGCTGACCTTGAGTTGAATTTCTACTCTGCGTCTCCTAATCTCATCATCTCTCCGCCTGAAGGCAAGGATCTTGTGATGAAAGATGCTGACGTATCTTTCAATCTCACATACGCAACCTTGCAAAAGCTTCTTCGCTTGGCTTCAATGAATGATCTCTCCAATCTTTCTATCATCGGTAAGAATGGCGGCATCTATCTTCAGGCCCATGAGTCGAAGAATGATACATCGAACTTCGCTTCTTCAAAGATCGCTGACCATGATGGTGCGGACTTTAGTGTGATGTTCAAGACTGAAAACCTGAAGCTGATCCCTGATGACTACAAGGTCGAAATCAAGATTGGTGGTTTCACCTGCTGGACTAACAAGAACGCAACCCTCAAGTATTTCATCGCTCTGGAGAAGAAGTAATGTCTATGATGGGTCACAACAAGCCTTTCGTCTCTCCTAATTCTCTTTCGAATGAGGAGAAGAAGAAGCTGAAGAATGTTATCTATGCAATCAATGACTCTATGACCCGTGTGGCTAGTGAACGTGACTTGCAAAAAGAAGCTATCAACGAAATCTGTGATGAACTTGGTGTAGATAAGAAGTTGGTTCGTAAGATGGCTAAGGCTTACTTCATGGCCAACTATAACACTATCGTCGAAGAAGAGAAGAACTTCCAGGATTTCTACGACAGTATCATTAAGGAGTCGTAAACTGTATAATCAGGCGGCAATAAAATATGCCACAGAGTTGTTTAGGCTAAGGGCGCTAGAGTCTGAGATTCAAAATAACATCGAAGACTTTTGCCCCGCTCCGTGGATCCCTAATGCTAATTGCGATATGCACAACAATAGGTCATCATCAGATTGGAATGATGATGACATTAGAAAGGTGCGTCGCAATTGGTTGTGGGGAATTTGCCCGTCTGAATGTGAAGGTTGTCAATTGAAGTTTACTTCAGATTTGGATCTCATCAAACATTATACTGATCCTGACGGATACACAAGACTCTCAATCGACCAAAGTAACATGATTGGATGAAATATGGCCTTTAATCCTTCAGAAAGAAGAAATCGCATGAAAGAATTGATGAGGCCTATTGACAGGCAGATCATGTTGTGCGATGATGTACAAGACTTGTTTGCCTTAGCTTCTATCATGACCGTTACTTCGAAGAACATCTTCAAGGCACAGTTAGGTAGAGAAGGTGCAATTCAAATCTTTGAAAAGATTATGGAGGATCTTGAAAATGAGCGGTGAATACCTGTGGGTAGAAAAGTTTAGGCCAAAGACTGTATCTGATTGTATTCTTCCTGATCGTATCAAGAAGGTCTTTCAGAGTTATGTAGACACTGCAAACATTCCAAATCTCATGCTTACTGGTAGTGCTGGTGTTGGTAAAACCACCGTCGCTATGGCTATGTGTGAAGAGATTGGTTTGAACTACATGTTCATCAACTCGTCAGAAGAACGTGGTATCGATATGCTGCGAACAAAGATTCGTGGCTATGCGTCTACAATCTCTCTGACTGGTGGGCGTAAGGTTATCATCCTCGATGAGGCCGACTATCTTACACCTGATGCACAAGCAGCATTGCGTGGTGCTGTTGAAGAGTATTCTGAGAATTGTTCTTTCATCTTCACCTGTAACTTCAAGTCTCGTCTACTTGATGCTTTACATTCTCGTTGTTCTGTGATTGACTTCTCATTGAAGGCTGATGAGAAGCCTCGTATGGCTGCACAACTCTTTCAGAGACTTTCGACTATTCTAATTAATCAGAAGGTAGAATATGACAAGCAAGTTCTTATCAAGATTGTCGAGAAGTTTTTCCCAGATTATCGTCGGACTCTCAACGAGCTTCAACGATATTCTTCTGGTGGTTCTATTGATGCTGGCACTCTCGCTCAGATTTCAGATGTAAGAAAAATTGCCGACCTTGTTGGCTATCTGAAAGAGGGTAACTTTGCAGAGATGCGGAAGTGGGTTGTGACCAACTCTGACATTGAACCGTCGCGTATCTATCGTAAGGTCTACGATAGTTTGTATGAGTACTTTAAGCCGGCTAGCATTCCGCAGGCTGTTGTTATCCTGGCTCGTTATCAATATCAGTCTGCATTCGTGGCTGACCAAGAGATCAACTTGGTGGCTTGTCTGACCGAGATTATGGTGGATTGTGAATATGTCTAAGAGCATCGAAATGATGGGTCGTGCAGGTGAGACTATCATAGTCAACTACTGCACGGCCGCTGGCCAGAAGGTGACAGTATCTGAAGACCAATATGATAGTCAGAAAGATATGATTATCGACGGTCTAAAGATTGAAGTGAAGACGCAAGTACCTTACATATACAAGAATGCTTTCAGTTTCAAACCTAATCAGTTGCGTAAGTGTAAGAATGCTGACCGCGTAATCTTCATCTCGGTACCTAGCAAAGAGAAGCCGCATCATTCTGATGGTAAGGTTTATCTCATCAAGTCTGCTGAGATGAAGCACTCTCCATACAAGACGAAAGACGGTAGAGATATGATTGCTGTGCCTATCAACCAAGAAAGTATGGATGAACTCTTTACTTTGAGTAAAGAACAGTGTATACTACTCCAGAGTTACTCAGTAAGCGGATGGAACTGATGGTAGACCTGTTCAAAGATATCATGCCATCGATTCTTCAGACAAAGAAGAATGTGATAGAAGACGAGAAAGATTATCCAGCATATATCGTCAACAAGGCGCTCTCCTTTCACAAGGATTGCGTCTTGTTTGCTAATGAGATGAACAAGGTGCCAAACATCGACGGTCTCCTTCAATACCACTATTATCTAAATACCATACGGGCCTATAGAAGGCCATTCCAGAAGTGGCAGAAGCGAGAGACAATCGAGAACCTTGAAGCTATCAAAGAGTATTTCAACTACTCCAATGAGAAGGCCAAAGATGTTCTGATGGTTCTGTCCGATGGTCAAATCGATGATATAAAAAGAAAATTGAACAAAGGTGGTTTGAATGTTAAATCTAAGCGAACTGATAGAGGTGACGCTACCAGAACCAGATGACTTTCTAAAGATCAGAGAAACACTCTCGCGCATTGGTGTCGCATCAAAAAAAGACAGGACTCTCTACCAGTCCTGCCATATTCTGCACAAGCAGGGAAAATATTATATCCTGCACTTTAAGCAATTATTCCTACTCGATGGTAAGAAGTCAGACTTCTCAGACGATGATAAGGGTCGACTAAATACGATTGCTAACCTATTGGCTGAATGGAATCTTCTAGCACTGGTCGATCCAGCAAAGAGCGAAGACCCCGTTTCACCACTTAGCCAGATCAAGATACTGTCACACAAAGAGAAGAATGACTGGATTCTGGTGACGAAATATAACATTGGCAAGAAACGCCGAGAAGACTAACCTGAACTTTGGAGCTATATTATGACACAGTTGAAAATCTTCAAGACTAATCCAGAAGTGGTTCTACCTACCTTTGGCACACAACAGGCCGCATGTTTCGACATTGCTTTCCAAGCATATGGTAAGTATGAGTATGCTGGCTACAGTGGTTTCAATTCACCTTTCACCAGAACACTTAAAGACGGTAGAGCGGTGATAATGCCTGGTGACCGTATCATGGTACCGACCGGTCTTATCTTTGATATCCCCGAAGGCTATTCACTTCGCATTCATCCTCGCTCTGGGCTTTCGTACAAGCAAGGATTGGTGCTGGCCAATCTTGAGGCGGTAATCGATTCAGATTACTTTCAAGAGACCTTCGTATTGCTCACCAATCACTCGGAGAATCCTATCTCTATCAGCAATGGTGACCGTATCGCACAAGCTGAATTGGTACAGAGTTTGAAGTATGCCCTTGTTGAGACGACCGAAACGCCTACACAAAAGACTGACCGTGTTGGTGGGCTTGGTTCCACTGGTGTTGAAACACCAGCTGTTGAAAAGCGCGGGCGTGGCAGACCAAAGAAGGTTGCTTAATGTCTGACACCAACTATCACTATCATAAGGTTGAGTCAAGGCCTGCACTCATTGAAGTTGAAGGTGGTATCACCATTCGTATAGATGAAAACAACAACATCAATATCGATGGGCATAATGATATGAACTTCAACTGTAATGGTGACTTGAACATCAATGCCAAGAAGATAAATATGGTTGGTGATGATACGGTTCTTGTGGAGTCGAAAGCGCATCTAGTGCATTTGGCTCCACGCATCGACCTGAATCCAGATGAAGATGATGACAGGTATAAGGAACATAAGCAGTTGGTAGAGAAGTTTCAAAAAGAAAAGAAGATACCAAACTCTCCTCGTTTCTGTCACGGGAGCTAACAATTGGCTGTCGAACTTTATCCAAATACACTATCTAGTCAAGTATTCAGAACTTACTTCTCCGATGAAGTATGGGTGCAGGCTAATAGTGGTAGCTCTAGTGCGAATGCCAATGTGAGAAATGTTACCGTCACATCTAACGTGGCTTTTGGTAACGTAACGATAAATGTATCCAATCATGTTATTCGTTTTTCAGGTTCTTATACAACCGGTTATTCAGATAATGTGAAATATACTTCGTTACAATCGAACACTCAAAACTCGTACTATTGGCTGACGCCTTCAGTTACGGCTGACATGTATACGACACCGGCCAATGTGATTGTTTATGAAGTCAATTCTGATCCATCAACAACGATGACATTTACATATAATTTGAACATACAATATACGGGTGGAGGATCAAACGATAATGTTTCAATCACCAGAACTGTGACCCGAGACTACACAGCACCCTACTATTATATAAAGAGTTTGTATCCATGAGTCAACCAGTAACATTTATGGGAGCAGCAGATTTTCCACATTGTAGCCCAATGGTTCGAGCTGTTGGTTCTATGGATGTTTTTGTTAACAGTAAACCTCTCAGTCGGCAATATGATGTGAATACACCACATCGTGCAAATATTGGTACTGCATGTTTTGGAGCTGCATCTCCTATCCATGTTAGTCATATTGCAATTGGTAGTCTTACGGTTTTTACAAATGCCAGAGGATCTGGTCGTATGTTAGATGCTTTGATATCAATCGGTATTCCTACAACTTGTACATGGGTGGCCGTAGGATCACCAACAGTTTTTGCCGGTGGTTGACATTTCAAACCCGGTGTGATATAAATAGTCTGTCAGATTGAGTAATGCGTTCTGACACTATAGCGGAGTGGAGAAGTAGGATCTCGTTTGGCTCATACCCAAAAGATCGTCTGTGCAATTCAGACCTCCGCAACCAACTCTTTGCCTTATGGGAAGAGTTCTAACCCTAACTTGCTTAAAAGGAGTTAACTACACATGTCTATCAACAAAATCCCACACTTCGATCCTTTCACCTTCAATATCGCCGATATGACAAAGACTGCTATTGGATTTGATGACATCTTCAAAAAGATGAATCAAATTACCGAGAGTCTTCCTAAGATTCCTACCTATCCGCCTTACAACATCCGCAAGATTGACGATACCAAGTATGTCATCGAGGTTGCTGTGGCCGGTTTCGGTAGCCAAGATATTGAGGTCGAGATTGACGAAGGCACCCTTACCATTAAGGGTAGCACAAATGCTTCCACATTCCCTGCTTCTGAATACCTGTTCAAGGGTATTGCTGATCGTGCATTCACTCGTAAGTTCTCTCTTGCTGATACCATTATCGTCAAGGATGCGGACCTTATGAATGGTATGCTAAAGGTCATGCTAGAGCGTCTGATCCCTGAGGATAAGAAGCCTAAGAAGGTCAAGATTAATGATGGTAGCGTTTCAGAAAAACAATTTTTGAAGGACTAACATGATCTTTCTTACAGAAGAACTCACAGAGGCCTTTCAAGGTTTCTTTGATACGTTTCGTTTGCAGCGCAAGGCTGAATATGAACTGATGAAGCTTTCGAAAGAAGAACTGGAAGACCTAGACCTACAAAGACACGAAATCTATGGTGTCGTCTACGAGGCCACCGAGAATTATAAGTAAGAATGAGAGGGGGAGAAATCTCCCTCTTGCCTTTATGTGGAGAATACTATACTATGTGGAGACTGTGGGCTAAGGCTCTAGGTGAAAAGAACGGTAAGAACAACATTGAGGCTGATAGAGTCGCTATCATCCGAACGGTCATAATTCTCAGCTATATACTAACGAACATGTTTATTATAGCTGGCGTGATAAGGCATTGGTGATGAAATACAACATAGTAACAGAACCCAAGACCGTAACGGTCATTACCCCCACAATCGGATCACCTAAGGTTCTTGATGCCATTTTGAGCATCAAGAATCAAACGTATGGTCATATCGACCATCTAATTGTCGTTGATGGTCCAGAACATCAAAAAAAATTCTTGCATAACTTCGCATACGATGATGATTTGCTAAATCATGTAACTCTGACAACATCACCATACAATACAGGTAAAGTTGGTGATGGTTTCTATGGTCACCGCATCTATGCAGCCTATCCACATCTAATCAACTCTGACTATATCTTCTTCCTCGATGAAGACAACTGGTATGCACCAGATCATGTCGAAAGCCTCGTCAAGGTATTAGAGACAAACAAGTTTGCATACTCACTCCGTCAAATCTATGATGAGAATAAGAACTATCTCTGTGATGACAACTGTGAGAGCCTTGGTAAGTGGCCTATCTACTTCACACATGGTAATGAAGAAAGCTTTCTCATCGACACATCCTCATTTGCATTTCGCCGTGAGTTTCTAATCAAGGTGTCGCAGTTCTGGCATCATGGTTGGGGCGGTGATCGCAACTTCTTCTATAACGTCAAAGACCACTGCAAGTGGGATACGAATGGTAAGCATACACTTTGTTATCGTCTTGATGGCAATCCAAACTCAGTAACAGCCAACTTCTTTGAAAAGGGAAATGAGAGTATGGCTGTAATCTATGGTAATGAATTTCCCTGGCTAAAGGCTTGATTATGGATCTTGGTAAACTAATTTACTCAATCAAAGAAGCATCAAACGAACAACTTCGCAATGATGAGTTGTTTCAGTTCATTGGCTTCTGTTTACAACATGCACATGAGAGTGAAGCACAGAGCTATCAAGACGTATGGGCTTTGTGGGAAACCAGAAACAACTATACTATGAAGTACTTTGTTGAGTTTGGTGCTACTGATGGTAAGACTAGTAGCAACAGCTATCTACTTGAACAGAAATACGGATGGTCAGGTATTCTTGCTGAACCTAATCCAATCTGGCATGAAGAACTGCATAAGAACCGTTCTTGTAATATCACAGATATGTGTGTGTTCAGTGTAAGTGGTGAGACGCTAGACTTTCTTATGACAGATGCGGCCGACTTGGCTACCATCAAGGGATTTGGTCGTGATGATGAATTCAAGTCCGAGCGTGAGAAAGCTAAGACAATCTCAGTTAAAACAATCTCACTCTATGATATGCTTGATGAACACATGGCACCAGAGGTTATCGACTTCATGTCTGTTGATACCGAAGGTAGCGAATATGGTATTCTCAATGCGTTCTTTCAGAAGAATAATAGGTATGAAGTAAGATGTATCAGCGTTGAACATAACTTTACCATGCGTGACAAGTTACATGAGCTTATGACTGCTAATGGATACAAGCGGAAGTTTATGGAGATTTCGCGCTGGGACGATTTTTTCGTGAAGGAGAATTGATAATGACTAAGGATCTGGTAATCGGTGGTGCATCTAACTATGACTGGGATCAGTTGAAGTTTTGGGTCAACTCTATCAAGCGCAGTGGCTTCGAAGGTGATATTGCTATCGTCGGCACTAATATGAAGAAGGCCACTATAGACAAGCTGACGAGTGAGGGTATCATTCTCAGCCTCTATGGTCGATTGAATGCAGACGGTGATATGGTTGCACCAAATAACAATGCTCCGCATGTTGAGCGTTTCTTCTATCTCTGGAACTTCCTTGAGACAACCAAAGAAGAGTACAACAACGTAATCACCACAGATGTTCGTGATGCAGTCTTTCAGAAGAATCCATCTGATTGGTTTGTAGATAGGTTTCACTTTCTCTATGCCTCGTCTGAAGGTATGAGATATAAGAATGAACCTTGGGGTAATAAGAATCTGCTTGATACTTTTGGTCCATACTTTCACAACATTCTCAAAGAGAACCTCATCTATAATGTCGGCGTCTTGGCTGGTGAATTCAACACCATCAAAGGGCTTCTCTCTTTCATCTTTCATCTCAGTGTGAATCGACCTATTCAGATTGTCGATCAGGCCGTCTTTAACTTCATCATCTCATCAGCGCCTTTCAAGTTTGATACCGACTTTATGACCAATGAAGATGGTTGGGCTATTCAGCTTGGCACAACTCTTGGTGCCGTTCAATCTGGTAAAGGTGATCTCGGTCAAATTTTCATGAATGATCCAACTACATATAAAACACTTTATGAAGATGTTCAGCCACTCATTGAAGATGGTGTTGTAAAGACTCCTGCTGGTGAGCCATACTTTATTGTCCATCAGTACGACCGTGTTGATGGTTTGAAAGAACAGATTGAAAGGATTTACGCATGAACCCCGAATATTTTGATATTGAGAATCTGAAGATTTTCGGAATGTGGCCTCACCAGAACTTTATCTCAAGAGGTATTGTTCCATACATCAAGCGAATCAGAAAAGATAAGGTCTATGTAGCTGTTATCGGTGATCTCAAGGGTGAATCGATTGTGGATATGCTTGAGACTACTGGTGATAAGATCGAAAAAGTTTATGTCATCAACAAGTATGAGAGTGATGATGCCGATTTGATTAAGGCCGTCTTTGCTAAGAACACCAAGAACCTAAAAGGTAAGTTGGTGATGAAGAATGATATCGAAAGCTTGAAGAGCAAAGAAAGTTTGCCAGATGTTGTCTGTGTGAATGATATGACTTGCACTGTTGAGAATCTTATGCTATCATATGACATTACTCCAAGCGGCGGAATCTTTTGCGGTAATGGGCATGAGACAGTAAAGGTCAAGACTGCTCTTACCGAGTTTCGCAGGCAGAGTAAGATTGGAACACCTATTCAGGTATCCAATAGGGCAATTTGGTTCTGGACTAAGAGGTAATCATGAAGACAGCACTTGTATTAGGAGCCGGTGGATTTATCGGCAATCACATGGTCAAGCGTCTCAAGGCTGAAGGCTATTGGGTTCGTGGCGTTGACTTGAAGTATCCGGAGTATGATAAGTCTGAGGCCGATCACTTTGTATTGCGTGACTTGCGTGATGCGAGAGAAGTGAGAGAGTTGATTGGTTTTGCCGGCTCTTGTCGTAATCCACATCAGATATGGGCGATGCAGTTCGATAAGCCGTTTGATGAAATCTATCAGTTTGCTGCTGATATGGGTGGTGCTGGCTATATTTTCACGGGTGAACATGATGCAGATGTTATGCACAACTCTGCAAGCATTAACTTGAATGTGCTTGATGCTGTGAAAGATATCAATCATCGACACAAGACGAATATCACAAAGGTCTTTTACTCGTCATCTGCTTGCATGTATCCTGAACATAATCAGTTAGATCCGGAGAATCCAAACTGTGAAGAGTCGAGTGCATACCCTGCAAATCCAGATAGTGAATATGGATGGGAGAAGCTATTCAGTGAACGCCTATATCTTGCCTATAATCGCAATTACAATATTCCTGTACGCATCGCTCGGTTCCATAACATCTATGGTCCCTTAGGTACATGGGATGGTGGTAAAGAAAAAGCACCTGCTGCTATGTGCCGAAAAGTAATTCAGAGCAACGGTGTTGTTGATATCTGGGGTGATGGTGAACAGACACGTTCATTCCTCTACATCGATGATTGCATTGATGCGGTTCGAATGCACATGGAGTCAGACTTCATGGGCCCTGTTAACATTGGCTCTGAAGAGATGGTAACTATCAATGAGCTTGTTGGTCTCGTTTCTTTCATTGCGCTTAAAGACCCGAAGGTCAATCATATACCTGGCCCCACGGGCGTCCGCGGGCGTAACTCTGATAATCGTCTCATCGAAGAGAAGCTTGGATGGAAACCTAAGTACACACTCTTCAAAGGTTTGATTCCAACTTATGAATGGATCGAAGATCAAGTTGTCAAGAAAGAATCAATGATATGAAGTTATTGAGATTGGGTTTCACCGATACGTTCGGTGGTATTGAAAACTTCTTCACCAAGGTTTTGTCTGAGCGTTATGATATTGTTCGTGACGATAACAATCCAGACTATCTTATCTTTGGTGACAAAAACTTCGGTGGTGATAATATCAACTATGATGCGAAGAACTGTATCAAAGTATTCTACACGGGTGAAAATGCTCGACCGTGGGATTATCGTTGTCATCACTCAATCACGTTTGACCACTTTGAGTTTGACGGGCAGAACTATCGGTTACCTCTATATGTCATCTACGACTATGATAACCACTTTAGAGATGTACCTAATACAAGCACTATTAATAGAAGCGCAGCCGACCTTCTTCAACCAAGTGACTTCTG